AATGTCGCATCTGCTGTCTTGGGATTGCCTAACGGCTGAATCTCCAAGAACGAGGTTCTGTGAAGGAGGGGGCGCAATGATGCCACCCTCTCACCCACTGTGACAATGCACACAGTGTTATCCTCGTCAGCACCAGCCGAGTCCGTAATGAGGGACTCTGTGACATCTTCAGATTGAATGGTGTACGCGCTCAAATTGCCAGGAAGCTCATTCGGTACAGCAAACTCCAGGTCATCGCCACCATGCATAAAACACAGTATGTCGATCTCCGGAGAAACACTTGGACCAGTGAGAGTGGTCAAGACGCGCACGGAAATGACACCATTATGGGCGTTCGGATCGACAGTGACCGTTGGAACGGCACCGTTCGAGAAGTTGTTCAAGAACGTCCCCGTTGTGCACCAGGCATGAGCCTGCTTAAACGGAATAGTGACCACAACCTCCTCTTCATGCTGCAAGTCAACCACACGCACAAGCGTTGTAGTCTCGTAGTCAGTGCTCGGGACACCGTCAGGGTCCCAGGTGATGATGAGACGGCCAGTGTGGTAACGGGACTTGATAAGCTTAAACTTGTAAGTTATCGCGCCTCGCCACTGTGAAAACATGCGTCCAACGTAACCCGTGACAGTGTGGTTCAAGACAGTAGTGGAGACCACTGAATTGGATGCCACCACGATAGGTGTGACTGGCATGGTCCACAAAATCTTCCCCTCGGCATCTGCACCTTGCCAAAGCGACCCCTGCACGAAGCTCTCACGGCCCAACAATGAGCGCATGGCCAATGAATCCTCCACTCCTGCTCCGGTCACTGAACCATCAAGCGTGATTTCATTCTTGGGATCCACGGCTAGCTTGTCAGATGGTACCGAGGTGTCAACATTACTGAAAGCGTGAAATGCTTTGGGTTGATAGGGCATCACGTCACTCACAACAGGAGGATTGGAAAAGCCGAACAACTTAGCAACGCCTGAGACCATGTTAGCCCCGACTTCAGCAGCAGTAGCTAGTCCTCCGACCACGGGCACGTTTTTAAACGCACCAGCTACGTTCGCGACGGCAGTGGCCGGTCCCGATATAGCTCCTGGCTCTGAGTACTCATCACTTGTGCCCGTCGGGGCAAGCATTGTGGGCACCTTAGCCATCATGGAACTCATGTACGGCTGATCGGAAGCTTGAAGGGCGAACGCAGATGTTAAGCCAGCAAGCTCCAAATCAG